AAACATTATTGCATCACGTTCATTTGGATGGAACGGTGGCGCTTGCCCTTCGATTGTTTTGCCTCTAACTCTCACCTTGAAAGTTTCATCGATTGGGATTGCTTGCTCCGGTGAACCATACTTAGATCCAATTGCTAAACTTATGTCGCTTGTTCGAGCATCACGAGTTATTGAAATCCATTTCTTTTCGATTACGCCTGAATCTTTTGCAGCTTGAAGTCTTGCATTGTTTGACGCGCGATTTAATTCAGTTCTTGCAAGTGTCTCTGAATTTCCAACCTCTCTTGAAACTTCGGAATCGATTAATTTCTTCACTGTCGGAATTGATTGGCCACTGATCACCGCACTTCTTAGGACTCTCCTCAAATTGTTTTTCAGGCGGTCACTCATCCCACGCACTAAATCAAATGTGTAAGTTTTCAAGAACTCTAAGGCTTCGCTGTCCGGTGAAAATTGTCTGTTAAGTTCCTTGGCCATACTGTCAATCCCTTTTGCATATCCTGAAATTAACATTTGGTTGAGGTCAGTTTTTAACCCTTCGACAGTCACAACAGCCAACACTTTTTTAAGAAGATCATTGGGATCATTAATTGCCTTAACCGTTTTTCTTAACTTTGAGAAAAAATGTTTATTTGCAGTGATCTCTTTCTTTAATTTCTTTTTTACATCCTCGGCCCAAGTTGTTAGAAGTCCCGCAATCATATCCTCATCTTTTTTGGTTATGAGATTTGCGTTTTTTTTTACGGTTTTCTTTTCAGTCTCTTCGCGATTATTTCCTTGAGGCGCCTCTGGTTGTGCAGGAGATTGTGGTTTTAGGATCTGATCAGCATCGGGATATTCTTTCACATCGAGTTCAGACAAACCAACCTCTTTTCTTATTTCATTGAGTGTTGCAAAGCCCATCATTTTATTTGCAATATCTAACTCCTGGATTGTATCTCTCTTATTTGGTTGGTCAAGTTTAAATCTTACTTTCGTAAAACCCATTTTCTCTTTTACAATTCTCTGGTTAACTTCATACTCGATCACACTCTGCATAGACTTGACCCTCCTATCAAAACCCTGCATCTCAATATCGGCACTGGCCCTGTTAGATCCTTCTGGTAAACCAAGTAAAATCGGTGGAACGCCCATTCCTGTTAATATTTCCTGTCTCACATATTCAAGTTGTTTTATGAATTCTGCATCTTGTTTGACAAACTCATTAAAACTCAAACCATCCACTCCCCTCAAATAAAGATCCTTTTGTGGTGAACTCTTGGCCTCAATCATTAAATCAACTGCCTCATCATAAGTTTCTTTTGACATCGTGCTCGGGAAATTCCACCAACCTCTTGGCTTGTGATTTTGGAAAACTGCTGCGTTGAATCTTTCCGCAAATCTTTTGGCTGCTGCTGAAAATAAAACAGGTTCTAAATTTGAAAGCCCATAATCACGATCCCCAAACACATTCAATCTGTAATGCACAATCTCTTCAGGTTTTAGAGTTGCAACAAGTTTCCCCTCAATCCATTGCTGATATTCCTTAACCTCGCCGTCATCTTCAAGAATAATTTTCACAGTCTTTGTATCTATAATTGCAGTCTTACCCATAACTTCCCCATCCACTGTCGGAATCATCTCCTGGAAACAATCATCAAACACGGCCAAGTTCGCAGCAACATTTCTTTTTCTCTGCATCCAATTATCTGTAATGGCCAACCCCTCCATAGACTCCTTCTCAGCTTCTGCTTCAGCCGAATCCTCCAACATCTCAAAAGAAAAACTTGGAACAACATTGTCCACCAGAACATTTTTTGCTGAATTAATCAGAGGATCTGTTCTTGCAAATTGCCAAATGATCGCATCATCAACCTCAAACCCTTCTTGCTTCTTAGCATCTGACTTGGATTTTCTGCCTGTGAGTTTTCCCGCGCCTGATGAGAATGCAGATTTAAAAATACCCCATCTTTTTTTTAGATTAAATCCCATGTGTTTTAAAATACGAACATCTATAAAAATCTTACTATCCTGCCCTCAGACTAAACGTGTCAGGTTTAATCTCAAAAAACATCCTCATCATCATAGCGTCTGAGAAATCTGTACTTCTTCCAAGCTTCTCTCTGATTTCATCCTTACCAATAACTTCCAAAGGTCCATCTTTGTCTGCATTCTTTCTTTTGATTTGTTCAAGATCTGCGATTAACATTTCTTTTACTGTTGGATCAATTTCACCACATCCTACCTTTCCCTGTCTGACCATATCTGCCAAATAGAAATAACATTGAGACTTTAGATTTTTATAACTGTGAATTTTATGCTCGCCCTTTGCCTGTTTAATTTCGATTGCTCTTGAGCCATTAACAAAACCCTTCACCCCTTCGACATGGTCTACAACTCCGCCACCAACTCCGTCCTCATCTATAATAATATTACTCCTGGGAATTCCATACTCTGCTGCAAAGTCCTCTACCTGTTTTTCAGTTATATCTGTTGTTTGCTTCTCCTTAGTAATTATTTTATAAATCTGCAATCCTTTCCAAAGGAAGAAAGTTATTTTATCCTGGCCTAACCTTGCAACGTCTACACTCATAAATTTGTCTCCCTCAGTCCCTTTGTTTGTGAAGATGTCGATTATTTTGTCATAGTCAAACAAGCAACTCGGATCGTTGTCGTACTCGAAGTTTCCATAAAGAAGTCTCTCTTTACTGATTTTATCCAGCTTGTGCAAATTATCAATGTAACTCTGGGGCATGAACGGATTGTCGCCAACCAGTGCAGGAATGAATTTTCTATAAGGTTTTAATTTTCCCTCCTTGAAAGGTTTATAAAAATCTGAATAAAGAAAGTTCTTTGATGGATTGCTTGCTATCAACATTTTAGGAATCAAACCAAACTCCTCGAGCTTGTATCTGATTCTTGACATTAGGATGTTTCTGGCCTTCTCACTTATCTGGCTTCCCTCGTCGATAAACTCCCAGGTATATTCGGTTGAGCCTAATCTGTCGAACTCTGGATCACTTGGATAAGTTGCTAAGTCTTTCAAGAAAACTTCTGAGCCGTTAGAAAAAGAAACTTTTCCCTCCATTGAATGATATTTGTAATCTTTGCCAGGCATTAACTTGAAGATTCTGCACACTTCAAAAAATGTTAAGAGTGTCGATTCTTTCAGGGATTTTAAAACTGCTCGCCCCATTAAACCCCTACACCCAGGATACTCTAAAATATTTCTTACTGCCCAATAACAACCTAAGAAAGATTTGCCACCGCCAGCACCTCCGCCATAAAACAATTCAGTCGTGACGTTGTCCTTTAGATAATCAAGAGCCAGCTTTTGCTTCCTGCTCAATACTATCTTTATCCTTGTCATAAACATGCTCCTCGATTATTATTTGTGCCTGGCCTGAATGTTCAATCTCTTGTTTCTCAGTGTAGCCCCTATCTTTGCCCTTAGTTGATAAAATATATTTGGTTGCTGGGAAGTCCTTGTTTTTGACTTGTGCAAATAAACTCACTTCGGCCATGTCTAAAATTTTCTCTTCTTCGTGTTTCAATAGAATTTTTAATTTTGGATTTCTTTCGAGATAATCATAAACTGCTTTTCTGGTCACGCCTAACTTTCTGGCGATTGTCGTCTTGATTCCGCCTGAATCAAACAGGGCCTTCTTGAATTTCTGTGGGGTTATCTTTACCATTGTATAGTTTGCTTAGATTTGTACTGACTTCTCGCCAGTGAACTTCTCCCATCTGTCTATTATTACCTGGCAGTAAACTGGGTCTATCTCCATCATAAAACATTTTCTGTTTAGTTGTTGGCATGCGATTAGTGTGCTACCTGAGCCTCCAAAAACATCAAGAACAGATTCACTCTCTGGGGCCTTGCTCAGCATCTTGGCAAGTAATTTTATTGGCTTCTGGGTGGGGTGTGCTTTTTTAGCGGATTCCCCCTCTCTTATCATCCCGCTCCAAATTTGTTTGAATATTCGCACAGGGGTTTTGAAACTGCACCAGCACATTTCTCCATCTGCAAAGTTATTGCTATTCATCTCGCCTCTTTTATCCCATATAAACCAGTTAACGCTAAACGGTAGCCAGTCCACGAAATAATTGCCTCCCCAAATCATCTGATTTTTAGAATAGTCTTTGATTATGTTAAACGCTAATTCTGCGGCCTTAGTGTTCTCATCTGCAATTACTTCTGGATACTGTTGATTCTCTGCTAAATTGCCCGCACCTATTTTTCCATTTTTACCAACAATGTTTATCCCATAAGGCGGGTCCATGAACACTAAATCTGCCTTGTTTCCGGCCATTAGAGCATCCACAGTCGTCTTTTCTGTGCTATCCCCACACATTAGCCGATGATTTCCTAATTTGAATATTTGCCCTTGTTGGATCTTGGTTTTTGATTTGGCGCGTTCGTATGCTCCGACTTCGATTTTATCCTCTGTGGTTTTAACATCAAAGATTTCTCCAATTTCCTTAAAATCAAAGCCTGTAAGGGTTGCGTCAAAATCTGCATCTTCCAACCATTTCAATTCATCTCTTAATAAATTCTGATCCCAGTCTGCGAGTTCAGTTGTTTTGTTGTCCATAATCCGAAAGGCTTTTGCTTGCGCTTCGGTTAGATCTTCTGCCCAGATTACAGGAACTTCGTTTAAACCTAATTTCTTTGCTGCCTTGAGTCTTGTATGTCCGGCAATTATTACGTTATCTTTATCAAGAATTATTGGAACCTTAAACCCATTCTCAGAAATACTTTTTACCACAATATCTACGGCCCTGTCATTACGTCGAGGATTGTTGCTGTAAGGTATGCATTCTGATGTAGGCACATAGGTGATTTGGATTTTTTTTTCATTCATCTCCAAACCTCTTTCCCTGGGGATGGTGAAGTTTGCCATGAGAACTTCGCGTGTGTAATTCCAGATTAATGATTTGATTATCTGTTTTATTTCCATTCAAATGATGTACGATTTCATTAACTGTCAAATATCTTCCAAGATGTTTTTCCATTACAAGCCGGTGTTCAGCGACCTTATTTTTATGAGCCCTCGGCTGTTCTGGGCAATAAACCCAAATCCACCCTCCTGCGTGTATTTCTTTGCCCCCCTTCCAATTGGGGGATGCTTCGCCGATTAACTTTCTCGACCTATTAATCCCTGAACATCTAAAACTACAACATTTTAAATTTCTTGAAGGCTTAGTATAAAACTCATTCCCACAAACTTCACACTCTTTTATCATGGTAACACTAAACCCCATAACCTTATAAATCTTTTCTTTAATTGATTTTGCAACGATGTCTACTGCCTTGTCATTTTTTCTTGGATTCTTTTCGTAAGGTTTGATTTCGATTACGGGTATTTTTTCTATTTCCATTTTTTTGTTAGAGCCCAAATTTCCAGGAGTTGAACCTGGACTACAAACACAGGATGTCTGCGTTCTACCATTAAACTATCCTTTGGACTTGTTGGCAATGTTCCTTTCGCCTCACTCTTCCGAATTCAGTTGAGTATGAAGTGGGGATGTTTCGGGTACTGGCATGTCTCTTTGCGTTATCCTCTCAGTGTATTTTGCTTCGGGGTGGTCAAGTTCATAAATTCCACGACCCATTATTTTTCTGATTGTGATGTGTGAATGATTTGGGGTGGCATTATGTTTTATAAAATCCAAGGCATCCCCTAAATCTTCAAACTCTTTTCTCCAAGTGTCCATGATTACCCTGAATGTCACCATCTTTTTATATAAATTACAAAGGCTTATACTTTAAAAGGTTTGCTGTTTGGGGAGAAATCCTTGCACTGTTGAGTCTCTGTGTTCATAATTACATTTGCGACATTTGAAGATGCCGTTTAGATTCCGAATATATTTTCTTGATTGAGTTCCGCACTTTGGACATTTCTTAATCATTAAT